GCGGGCCGCTACGGCGGCGAGAGCGCCGACGCGCAAAGGAGGCAGGACAGTGAGAGAATACAAAATCGGGCAGATCGTGCCGCTGGACTATCAGCGCACCATCATCGGTGAACCACTCGACAAGCCGACATGGTTTGCGCTCAATACGCCACCGCAGCGGGAGCGCATTGCGCGGGAAATGCTGAAAGCGAAAGGCATCCATGCGTGTTACCCCGAGCGGGAAAAGTCCTGGAAGGTGCGAGGCAAGCACGTCACTCGCAGTTACCCGGTGGTTTCGCAGATCGTCTATGCGAAATTCAGACACAAGCCGCATTGGGACGTACTAAAGCGCCGCAGGATCATCACGGGCGTCATATCGTGGGGTGGTGTGCCTATCGTGATCCCAAAGGACACCATTGCCGCAGTCATGGGCCTGCCGACCGAAGCCGAAAAGCTGGAACAAGCGCGGCGCGAATTGCTTATGGTGCGAGAGCAGGAACAGGCAGTTTTGATTGAGGGGCCGCTTGCAGGCGCAATCGTGGATGTTCACAAGGTCAAGGGCGGATTGGTTTGGTTCGAGATGCTTACAGGCATCAAGGGATCAGCCCGCGTTGAGACTATGCAACGGCATGTTGCGGATAGCGAATAGGTGTGGTATTCAATGCGAGACCGCCACTGCCCGAACAGAGTTGACGGCCACCGGCGCGAGGATCAGCCATCCTTTTATGGGTGGCTGCTACTGCATTTCTAATAGCGCGCATCCTCCACAGCGAACCACGCCACGCGGACAGAACCCACATGCGCCAAGCGTCAACCGGGTGCGCGCAGTCGTCATGGCAAATCGCCCGGAATGTGGGGCGGCGTGGATACACACATCGGAGACACACATGAGCGACCGTGATGAAGCGGGGCGCTTTGCACCGGGCAACCGATTTTGGGAGGCGCGGTCATCGCATGGCCCAAAGCCCAAATTCGACAACCCCGACGATCTTTGGGAGGCCTGCGTCGAGTATTTCGAGTGGGTCGAGGAAAACCCGCTTTGGGAGGAAAAGGGTTTTGCGTTTCAGGGCGTCGTGACCAAGGAACGCTTTGCGAAAATGCGGGCCATGACAATCGGCGGGCTGTGCATCTTTCTCGATATTGACGAAACGACATGGCGAGATTGGGCAAAAACACGTCCCGATTTATCCCCGATCATATCGAGAGTCGAGAATGTGATCCGGCATCAGAAGTTCACTGGTGCTGCTGCTGATCTTCTGAATCCGAACATCATCGCGCGAGATTTGGGGCTTGCGGATAAGCAGGATCACCTATCCAGCGACGGCACGATGACGCCGAAGGGATCGCTCGACGTGTCGAAGCTGTCAACCGAGGCGCTGAAAGAGATCGCGGCGCTTGGCGATGCAACTGACGCCGAGTGACGTTCGGGCGGCAGAGCGCGAACTGTGCAAGAGGTCACTGGCGTATTTCGCTCAACGCGCATGGCATGTCTTGGAACCCGCGACCCCGCTCAAGTGGGGATGGGCGCTTGATGCCATCTGTGCGCATCTGGAGGCGGTATCGCGGGGCGAGATAAACCGGCTGCTGATGAACGTGCCGCCGGGGTCGATGAAGTCGCTTCTGACCGGCGTGATCTGGCCAGCATGGGAATGGGGGCCGCTCGGTCGTCCTGATCGGAGGTTCATCGGCACGGCGCATAAGCAGGATTTGGCGGTGCGGGATGCCATGAAGTGCCGCCGCCTGATCCAGTCCCCTTGGTTTCAAGATCGGTGGCCCTTGGCGCTGATGGCGGATAGCAACGCAAAGCTGAGGTTTGAGAACGACAAGACGGGCTTTCGTGAGGCGATGGCCTTCACCAGCACAACTGGCGCGCGCGGGGATCGGGTCATTCTGGACGATCCGCTATCCGCCGATGACGCCAACTCGGAAGCCGCGTTGATCGCAGCGGAGCGGACATTCACCGAAGCCTTGCCCACTCGGGTCAACAACGAACACTCGGCAATAGTGGTCATCATGCAGCGCCTTCACGAGCGCGACGTGTCGGGGATCATCCTGGGCCGCGAACTGCCATACACACATCTCTGCATCCCGATGCGGTATGAGGCTAATCGAAAGTGCGTGACGCCTTATTTTACGGACCCGCGCGAGAAAGACGGGGATCTGATGTTCCCTGAGCGGTTCCCGGAATCGCAGGTATCAGAACTTGAGCGGACGCTTGGAAGCTATGCCAGCGCCGGTCAGCTACAGCAACGGCCCGCGCCTCGGGGCGGCGGGATGTTCAAGCGGTCAGATTTCCGCGTTATCCCGGCAAGGCCAACCGGATATCGTTGGGTCAGGGGTTGGGACTTGGCCGCGACGGACAGTTCAGACGCAGCCCGAACAGCGGGCGTTCTGATGGGCATCGGGCCGGATAACCGTTTGTGCATCGCACATGCGGTCAAGGATCAGGTCAACGCGGCTGGCGTCGAAAGGCTGCTGGCGTCCACGGCCGCCGCGGACGGGCGCGAGGTTCGCGGGTCCATTCCGCAAGACCCCGGATCAGCGGGGAAGTCGTGGGCGGCGCATCTGCTGCGTACCGCGCTCATGGGCTACAGCTACGAGGCCAGCCCCGAGACGGGCGACAAGGAAACCCGCGCTATGCCGCTTGCTGCCCAGGTCGAAGCGGGCAACGTCGATATCGTCGCGGGCGACTGGAACACGGATTTTCTGGATGAGGCGTCCACCTTCCCGGCGGGGCGGTTCAAAGACCAGATCGACGCGGCCACGCGGGCGTTTGATCAGTTGGTGGCGAAAAGAGCGACAGCGCAGGTGTTCCTATGACCGCATTTTCCATCAAGGAATTCTTCGCGCAGGTGTTTTCGCTGAGCGCGAAGCACGATCACTATACAGACTTCGGCTATCCCGAAACCGTCACCTTCGCGCAGCTAAAGAAGATGTACGACCGCAACGACCTTGCGAAAGCAGCGGTGCGGAAGACGACTGAAAAGACGTTCCAGAACCTGCCGGAAGTGCTGTTCGGAGATGCCGAAAGCGACGATCTAGATGCCGCGTTTGATCGACTGGGCTTCTGGGACAAGCTGGCCGATCTGGACGAATATGCGCAAGTTGGCGGTTACTCTGGCCTCGTTCTGCGCATCGCGGACGGCAAGCGGTTTGAGGAACCTGTTGACGGCTCATACGGGCTGGATGACTTGATCGAAATCATTCCGGCGTGGTCGGAGCAGTTGAAGGTCGCGGAATGGCATTTGGATGAAGGCGATCCCGACACCTACGGCAAGCCGAAGTGGTTCACCTACAACGAAGCGGCAGTCACGCGGGAAGGGGCCAATCGCAACGTCAAGGTTCACCCTGACCGAGTGTTCATCTGGTCCGCTACAGGCGACACGCATTGCCCGTCCGCGCTTCTGTCGGGATACAACAACCTTCTGGACATGGAAAAGATCAGCGGTTCGGGGGGCGAGGGCTTCTGGAAAACCGCAGCCGCGCGTCTGAATATCCAGATCGACAAAGACACCGACTTCGAGGCGTTCAAGCGCGCGACCGAGGCAAAGTCTGGCGGCAAGTCTTTCCAGGAGGTCTTGGACGAAAAGGCCAAGAAGCTGAACGCGGGCTTCGACGCCAGCTATATCAGCCAGGGCATGAAGGTCGCGCCGTTTTCGATCAGCCTTCCCCAGCCAAAAGAGTTTTTCGACATTCCGCTGCAATCCTTCGCTGCCGGGCGATCCATGCCGACGAAGATCCTGATCGGGATGCAGACCGGCGAACGCGCCAGCACCGAAGACGCGCAGGAATGGAACAACACGATCATGTCGCGCCGCAATCGGTGGACCATCCCGTCCATCCGGGGGCTTTTGCAGCGCCTTGAGCAGCTCGGAATGATCCCAAGCGGCTGGGAAATCGAATGGGCAGACCTGAGCGATGACACGCCGAACGCCAAGCTGGAACGCGCCGGCGTGATGGCAGACATCAACACGAAGCAGAGCGCAACCGAGGGTCAGCCGGTGTTTACGGGCGAGGAAATACGCCTTGAGGCCGGTTACGGGGGCGAGCCGCCTGAGCCGACATTTGAGGATGGTGAGATATGACAATCCGCGTAAACATCCGCACCGCTGCCAACATGGGCGGCATTCGGCGTGAGCGGCGCAACGGTCGAGATAAAATCATCGTTCCGAGCGCCACCATGCCGGATGACGTGGTGATGAACAAGATCAAGTACCCGGCAGATGAAATTGCCAAGGGCTTTGGCACGCTCAACGGTACACTTGCTCCGCTGGGGCATCCGACAATCGAGGGACAGTTTGTCAGTGCATCGCACCCGGAAGGACTCAATATCGGCTGGATAGGGGCTTACAACGAGAACGTGCGGCGCGAGAATGGCCGGGTCTATCTGGACAAGGTGATCGACGTGGCCCGCGCCAAGGAAAGCGATGGCGGCAAGGCTGTCTTGGAAGCCATCGAAAAAGGCGAACCGATTCACACCAGCACCGGACTCCTCTGCGCGCTAGAAGAAGCTGAGGGGGATGGATACACGCACATCGCCCGCGACATGCAGTTTGACCACGATGCAATCCTGCTGGGCGAGCAAGGAGCAGCCACGCCCGAGCAGGGCGTCGGGATGCTGGTCAACGCCAAGGGCGAAACCGAAGAAATCGAGGTAATCAATTCCGTTCTCGAAGACGCAGAGCGGGATCTGGAATGGGCGGCTGACATGGCCGTTCGGGCGGTGGATCGCATGGAGCGGGCTTCCATGATCGACCGCATCGTGTCTGCAATCAAAGACGCCATCGGCGTTGGCGAAGCGGGCGACACA